CCAGATCAATCTCAGTAGAATAAGGTTTGTTTTCTACGGTTTGAATATCGATATCAACAGCAACCTCATTCTGAGCTTTACATTCGGAACACTTAATTTTAAGATCTACTAACTCACCAGCGCTCTTAGAACGAATGTTGCTAAAGACGTAGTTAATATCATACACGGTAAAATTATTTACATCAATGTCGTCGACGATACACGCTTGAATAGTATCGGCAATAGCTCTTAGCATATGATAAGCTTCTTCAGAATCCTGGCCGGCGGACAATAAGACTTTTTCTTCTTTTACTGTGTAGGGACGGAAGCGCACTGTCTTAGACATAGAAGGAATTTCTACTTCGTATTTTGGTGCGCTATTAAGGGTAGGGATCATAATTTACTCCATTATGTTTTAATCAGGACTGGGAAGGAACGATTAGGAACCATTTTTTATATGATAGTTCCACAGTATATTCAACAAGGGTACTTTCGGCTCCAGCGGTATAGCTAACAGCTCCGAGAGTAGTAGGATAGGCGTTTTGTAATTCTACGCTATAGGTTCGTTCGTCTTTATTATTTAATTGGTGTATCTTTACGCTTTTTGTGTATAGATCGGCAAAGTTGGGTTTATGATACGCTGCTCTTTCGTCGGATAGGTCAAACGCTTGCTCTTGCCATATAGTAAAATACTTACGGATCGGATGATCGTCTCGGTCTATGAATGTAAGTGTAACGTCTTCGGATGCATAACCATATGCAATCTTTTCTTGGTTACCCATAATAGTGCGTTCTTGGGAAAGGATCTGACGTCCGGGTAGATTTACTGCTCTACAGAACAAATCTATATTATCAGGGTTAATCCAAGGTTCTTCGATACCGTTTGTACCCTTATCATTTATCAATCGGTTCCTGGCAGGATTTATACGAGGTAGCTCGATTTGATAACGGTTTGCTTTTGCTGGCGCCCCGTAAAGATGTAGCCCTGATTTTAATTTTGTGATAGTGCTCATGACATTTTCTTTCTTGAATCTGCGTATACTCTACCCTTGTTAGCTTTTTGGAAGTCAGCCGTTGGTAGGAATGCGGCAATTTCATACTCTGCTTCTTCCACGCGAGCGAAGCGACTGCGCACGTGCGAGAAGAGGTAACGTTTAATCATAGGCTTAATATACTTTTCAGGAACCGTTCCACCGCCACCTAGCACGCTGTCTAATACCGTAGCACGAAGGACAGGAGGAAGATAGTGAAGATTCAGGCCATAGAAGCCACCGGGTGCAGATGACATTAATAACACAAGAGGGAACGAATCGTAGTAAGGCAAAGTCTTTTTATGTTTAGGATCATAAAAGAACATGAACATGTTTGCCGATCCCTTTGCCCTGGGCTTATTGCTCAAAGTTAAGTTAGGATCTTTCATAAGAGCATTTCTTGGAATCGGCTTTGAGTTATACATAATCGCAGCTTTCTTCTTAAACCAAGCAATAGATTCCTTGGTCTTTGGCGTAATGCCCTTTTTGAATGCTTCTAATTCGAGCGTGTCGAATATGCTGCGATCAGCCATTTTTATTCCTCGTGTTAGTCTTACTTCTATTTATGGACTTTTTAGCAAGCTTCTTTAACGGCTTAAGGGGTTTATATCCCTTTTTCATAATATTCATAGCATACAAAGTATCTTCCGTCCAGACAACAAACTCCCATTGTCTGTCCTTGGCATACTCTACAGCGGCTGTCCATTTATTCTGATTTTGCACAAAGGTCATGCTTTCGCTAATATATTTTCGAGTCTTGGTACCTTTGTATTCAGGAACAGATGTTTCTTTCTTCGGCTTAACCTCGATTAGCAGTGTGACGCCACTCGTATAGGTAACAAGGAAGTCTACGAAGTAACGGTGCATGCGTCTGTCTATATCATAGAAGTACGGGACAACCACTTCTTCGCTAGACCATTTAACTACGGTAGGATCTTTGTCAAAGTGTTTCATGCAGTCTCGTTCCCACAAAGATCTATACACGACCTTGTCGGCATTGCCCCGATATTTACTTTTGTTTTTTACCGTGTATGTTCCTGAGTAGGCCATTAAAAATCCCATAAATAGATATAACAAGAGTATTTATGGGGAATTAAGATATGAAGTATCCATTGGATTTAGACCTAGATCGACATGGGTTTGTAGAATTTGCACTTAAAAAATTTAGTAACCCATTAAGAGCCAGACGGGCTGAGGAACATCTTGGCTCCATTCAACTTTATGTTCCACCGGGCATTACTAAAACCGATGGGGTTACTTATGCTAACACCGATTTAAAGGCAGCAAAAGAATTTGCAGACCTAGCCGCGTCGGGTGGACAGGAACTAAACGTCAGCAATGCGGCGGGCCTAGCGGGAAGACTAATGGCAAGAGGAGCAGGTCGAAAGCTTCTAAGCGCTGGTGCTAACTTGTTTGTTACTGATGATATCCTCGATGACCAAGCGGTACTAGGTGGGTTGGACCTTGCTCAAGGCATTGCTATTAATCCGAATACAAAGGCTACATTAGAAAGAATTAATCCTCGTAGTTTTACATTACAGTTTGACTTTATCCCTTCGTCAGAAGGAGAAGCAAATCACATTACGGACATCACTCAGAAATTCAGAACAGAAATGTACCCTGAATTCGGCTCAGGTACAGACCGTACATTTTTCGAGAGAGACCAAGCCCCCCGCGCTGATTTGGGAGATACGTCAGTTGAGGATGGACTATTCAGTGAATTCTTTCTTAAATATCCTAATGTGTTTGAAGTTTCGGTTTACCCCGCCGGTCGCGTAACCGAACGCCAACATATTACAAAGTTTAAAGATTCGTTCTTAACCCAAGTATCAGTATCACATGCTGGCGCAGGAACAACATACTATAAGAACGGTGCACCAATTGTAACCCAAATGACTTTAATATTCCAAGAGACGGAAACGCCAACTAAAGCAGATATTAGCGGAGGAGGATTCTAATGCCATATTTTACTAATTTCCCCAAAGTAGATTACAAATTCGGATCTGAAGACTTTACAGTTCAATTCCCTAATCTATCTGCTTACTCTGACGTGCTAGATAGTGTAAAGCAAAATAGTTCTTTCTATGCAAACTACACCATAAAAAGGGGCGAACGACCTGATCATACTTCCCAAAGATTATATGACGACCCTTCGTACCATTGGACGTTCTATCTGTTAAACGACGGAATAAGAGAGTCAGGTTGGCCGGTTGATCAATACGAATTAGATGTGCTTATTAAAGGTAACCATCCTAATACCGTGCTTGTAACCCGTAGCGAGATCTTCGATAAGTTTTTAGTAGGATCGGTCGTAGTCGGTGGATTAAGCGGAGCAACCGGAACTATCATAAAGCGCAACATTGATTTAGGTCAAATCTTTATTCAAGGCGTGCATACTTTTACAGATGGCGAACAGCTTCTTACAACCGAAAGTCTTGTGGAAAAATCCGTTATCGTACAAAGCTCGTCTACAGAAGCAAATGCTATTAGCTATTACACGGATGCAGATGGTAATGGTGTAGACATTGATCCTTCGGTTGGCGCTGGAGTTTCACTAACCCCATTCAGCTATAATGATGTATACACAAATAGGAACGAAGCTCTTAGAATTATTCGTGTTATTAAGCCCGGCTCAGTCCGCGAAATTGCGAAAGAATTCGAAAGGGCTATGTCATGAGCAGCACAGGCGGCGTTGGTCCAGACGGGCCTAAAAGATATTCGATTAATAAAGCACGGATAAGCGCCGATCGGTCTAAGGGTAAATTTATAGACATTGAAACTGCTATTGCTGACCTAGTTCTATATGAGCATCTAGATAATGCATACATGACCGGATCTATGACCATTGTGGATTCAGTTGACTTGTATCGTCTCATGGCATTCCAAGGTACAGAAAAGCTTGAATTAGAAATTTCTTATGACAACGAAGACAGTAATCTATTGCCTTTCATAAAGACATTTGTTATTACTTCCGTTAGCAGATCCGTTAGATCATTCGAGAACCTGGACGTTTTAAAGTTTACTCTTACTGAAGAGCATATGTTTCTGAACAAAGCAGAAGTTATTAGCAAAGCCGTAAAGGGTAAACCTAACGAGATTATTTCTGAGATCCTTGCCGACACCGATCTAGATGTAGAAGTTGAACTTGTATCCGATGTAGAAGCACAAGGTCCGTTTAAGTATCTTATCCCATATTTGAATCCACTCCATGCGGTCGATAATATTCTTAAGACTGCAACGACAGTAGAAGGCTTTCCTTACTTCCTCTATTCAACTATTACAAAAGACAAGAAGTTAGAATACAAAAGCCTTGATGATATTTTATCGGATATGCCGCTAGTTAGCAAAAGCGATCCTTTCCAATATTCGATTGTAAAAACGCAGTTGAGCGAACAGAACATTAAAGGCACCTTTAGTGCTAATCCTGAGCTAAGAGGATTGGTTACGCCCGGAGATCTACAGCTTCAGCATGCTGCAAAGTATATCGAGAAATATGAAATTGTTAATCTAGAGAATACTATTTCTATGCTTGAAATGGGCGTAATTGGTGCAGATCGACAAGTGATAAATGTAAACGAGTGGAGAGGTCACCAGTCCCACGACAGCATTCTCGAGACACTTGAATCGATTAAGGACAAGCTTCCTAACGATCAAAAGAAATTGTCTTATGACGACAAAGCATATGAAGGTCTACACAATAAAGCCGGGCAGCAATTTACGCACTTATTCTCAAGCCATACATACTCAGATAACTCTGCAAACCTTTATGACGCAGGTGCTTATCCTGGAGATGAAATAATTCCTCGCGAGGGCGCAGAAGATCTTAAAGCATATATGGAAAAAAGCCCAGTGAATATTACCGTTCCCGGATATATGTTTTGGCCACGAACCAAAGACAGAGACACTCGAAGCCTAGGTAAAAACTTCTTCCTTCGCTTTATGTCTAGTGATATTGAAGGCGTTGAAAAAGATAGGCCATACGACAGACATCGTTCAGGGCAATACTTTTGCTATGCTGCAGCACACGTGTTTACTCAAGATGGATACAGTGTAAATATGACAGCGGTTAAATATTCCCATCTAGAGAAGGATCTATAATGTTTTACGGTGACGAGACCCGTTGGTGGTATGGCATTGTCGAAGATGTTGCCTCTGACCCACTCGAGCTCGGACGAGCGCGCGTAAGGATTTATGGCATTCATGGTCCTGACATTACTAATGATGATCTACCTTGGGCAAGCGTAATTATTCCTACTACAAGTGGTGGTGTATCCGGCACGGGAACATCTCCTGCCCTGCAAATAGGTGCACGGGTAATGGGAATATTCTTTGACGGAAAAGGTTCGCAGAGTCCTGTTATAATAGGATCAATTCCCGCTATCGAAGGCGGTCTAATGGCTTTCGATGTGGATCCGTCAAGATCGGGAACATCAAACGGTTTAGCCGATGTAGGCAGCAGTGGC